GGCAGTGGGTGATGGAGTAGCAGACGACACGGCTGCCATTTCCCGAGCATTCTATCAACTTTACTGCCGAGAAAATAACACACAAATTCGTCGTAGTTTGTTTTTCCCAGCCGGCACATATAGAATCACTAGCACAGTTGTTATTCCCACCTATGCTCGTTTAGTGGGCGAAGGTATCAATAGTTCAATCATTCTACTACAACCCGATGATTCTTCTATACCCAATTACGTGGCCCAGTATGGTGACAGCCGCCAGCAAACTGGTGCCAGCATTGGCAACAATGGCGCTACCCCTCCTACCAACATTGAGATCAACAACATGGCATTTCAATCTGCCATCAGCACCAATGTGTTTTTGGTCGATCAAGCCACTCAATGCTCATTTTCCAATGTTGGGTTTGTTGGCAACGTCACTTTGTCTGAGTTGGCTGCCGCTGGTGCAACTCCGTTAGATGACAGTTTTGCTGTGGGATTTGCCAGCATTGGATCAAATATTTGCAACAACATTGTGTTTGAACAATGTGCATTCACCAACATCAAGTACGGCATCAGCACAGACGCATTGTTAAATGCTGCCGTGGTGTCTAACAGTCAATTCAACACTGTTTACCAAGGAATAGTGTTGGACAGCAACGTAACTGGATTCCGTGCTGTGCACAACTTCTTTGACAATGTCTACTATCAAGGCATTGTCTATGATCAGGTCAGTCTCAACGTTTCTGCCTTCAATATATTTTACAATGTAGGCAACAGCATTGGCGCAACCAATCCCACATCAGCAGTGATTTCTTTTGGCAACGACAACAATGTTTCATCCAATGATTTGTTTGAACGCAGTGATGCTGATGCATTTGAAATACCGCGTGTTGAAATTTTAAGCACCAGTGCAGCCACCGGCGGCACATTGTTACAAATGGGTCAGTATGCTAGAGAAGCTGGTCGCAGTTTTACTTTAGATGATAATTCAGCCAATCAAACTATTCTCAATGTTAACAGTGAAGTCACTCGCGCATTTCAAATGCAATACACCATAGTGCGAGATGTCGGTGTTAGAACTGGCATATTGACTGTGACTAGTGCACCAACAGATAGTACGCTACCGAACTACACTGACGACTACACTGAAAATGTGAATTGCGGCGTTACACTTGCAGTGGACCAATCAGCCAATCAGGTATCAGTTGAATACACTACCACCAGCACTGGATTTGTTGGATTCTTGACTTATTCAATATCACATTTAGCCTAAAACGTGTGGCCTGATTTATTTGAACAACGGCTGGCCGATTGGTACAGCCTAAGATCCAATCCCAACAATCTTACCCAAGAACAATACCTCCACGCAGTCAACGACTGGTGGTGGCGTGTACCTATGGTCAATCAATATTTGAATTGGGATAACTACACAACTTGGCCAGGTCCTTGGGACTTATTGGAAAAAAATCACTACTGTGATCTTGCAAGATGCCAGGGAATAGCGTATACTATACTAATGTCATCATGCCCAGGCATAGAATCTCTATCCGTGGCGCAGACAGATCGGGGCAATTTAGTCCTGGTCAACCATGGAAAATATATACTGAATTGGGCCCCAGGTGAACTGTTAAATATCGACTCAACGGCAATAACAATAACTCGGCAAATTAGTGCTGAACAATTACAACAACATTTAGGTTACAACATATGACGCAAATACAAGTACAAAAAAGAGGTGGTAGACGAGAACTACTAGACATTGAAAAACTGCACAAAGTAGTTTTTTGGGCAACCCAGGGAATAACTGGTGTATCGGCAAGTGAGGTAGAAATAAAAAGTCACCTACAATTTTACAATGGTATTGCTACAGCAAGTATACAAGAAACATTAATTAAAAGCGCCGCAGATTTAATCAGCGAAGAAAATCCAAATTATCAGTATGTGGCAGGAAGATTGATTTGCTATCACTTACGAAAACAAGTGTACGGTGCATTTACTCCCAGCCATATACTTGATCTAGTTAAGAAAAACATTGAGCGTGGATTTTATGATGCTGAATTGTTGGCCGAATATTCAGCTGATGACTGGGAGAAAATCAATGGATTTGTTAGACACGAACGAGATGAACAACTAACTTATGCCGCAATGGAACAACTGCGCGGCAAATATCTAGTACAAAATCGTGTAACCAAAGAAATATTTGAAACTCCACAAATGGCCTATGTGCTAATTGCAGCCACACTTTTTAGCAAGTATCCCACAGAAACAAGATTGACCTATGTCAAAGATTATTACGATGCTATTAGCACACACCAAATTAGTTTGCCCACACCAGTCATGGCCGGAGTTCGAACACCACAACGACAATTCTCTAGCTGTGTGTTAATTGAAACCAACGACAGCTTAGATAGCATCAACGCCACCACTTCAAGCATTGTAAAGTATGTAAGTCAAAAGGCAGGTATTGGCATCGGAGCCGGTCGTATTCGTGCTCTTGGCAGTCCCATTCGTAATGGTGATGCTTATCACACTGGCGTAATTCCTTTTTATAAAATGTTTCAGGCAGCCACACGTAGCTGTAGTCAAGGTGGAGTGCGCAATGGCGCGGCAACGTTGTATTATCCAGTATGGCACTTAGAAGTTGAAGATCTATTAGTACTCAAAAACAACAAAGGCACCGACGATAACCGTGTACGCCATATGGACTATGGCGTACAATTCAACAAAGTCATGTACGAACGTTTGTTAACCAATGGCGACATCACTTTGTTTTCGCCCAATGATGTTCCAGAAATGTTTGATGCATTTTACAAAGACGTAGATCGTTTCCGCGAGTTATATGAGACCGCAGAACGCAATACCAAACTACGCAAGAAAAAAATCAAAGCCATTGATTTGTTTTCAATGTTTGTACAGGAACGCAAAGACACTGGCCGTGTGTACTTAATGAATGTTGACCATGCAAACTCGCATGGTAGTTTCATTGCCGATGTTGCGCCAATTAGACAAAGCAATCTTTGCTGTGAAATTGACTTGCCCACAAAACCGCTCAATGACATCAACGATCCCGAAGGTGAGATTGCATTGTGCACACTCAGCGCATTGAACTGGGGTGTGTTTAAAAATCCCGAAGACATGGAAAGAGCCTGTACTCTGGCAGTTCGTGGACTTGACGCATTGTTGAGTTACCAACACTATCCTATTCTGGCTGCTCAGCTGGCCACAGAGAATCGCCGCCCGCTTGGTGTCGGCATCATTAATTTGGCCTATTGGTTGGCCAAGAATGATCTCAGCTACAGTGATCCAGCGGCATTGGCCAAGGTTGACGAATGGGCACAACACTGGAGTTATTATCTCATCAAAGCCAGTGCTGATCTTGCTGAAGAATTTGGCGCATGTCCCAAGAGCAATGAGACCAAGTACCATCTAGGAGTATTGCCAGTTGACACTTACAAACGAGAAGTTGATGAATTGGTGACACACCGTGATGTTGTTGACTGGACCGGCCTACGTGATCAACTCAAGCGCACCGGAATTCGTAACAGTACATTGATGGCACTAATGCCAGCAGAAACATCGGCACAAATTTCAAATGCCACCAACGGCATTGAGCCACCACGTAGCTATGTAAGCATCAAACAAAGCAAGGACGGTGTGCTCAAGCAAGTAGTACCAGAATATCGCCGTTTGAAAAACAAATACGAATTGCTGTGGGATCAAAAAAGTCCCGAAGGCTATTTAAAAATATGTGCAGTATTACAAAAGTACATTGACCAAGGCATCAGTGTCAATACCTCATACAATCCCCAGCACTATGATGAAGAGAAGATCACCATGAGTGACATGCTCAAACATTTAGTAATGTTTTACAAATATGGTGGAAAGCAGTTGTATTATTTTAATACCTATGATGGGTCAGGCGAAATTGATATTGAACGTCTTTCACGTAAAAGTATTCTCATTGAAAGTGTGATTCCTACTACCAATGATGAAATTGACGATTGCGATAGTTGCAAAATTTAAAAGGAATAATTATGACAGTATTCAACACCACAAAAAACCGTGACCACACCACCAGCTTGGCCTTCTTTGATCCTGCAGGGTCAGTTGGCATTCAAAGATATGACACATTAAAATATCGTCAATTTGACAAGTTAACTGACAAGCAATTGGGATTCTTTTGGCGCCCAGAAGAAATTGATGTCTTGCGTGATGCCAAAGATTTCAAAGATCTCACTGACAATGAACAACATATTTTTACTAGTAACCTAAAACGACAAATTTTACTTGACAGTGTGCAAGGACGTAGTCCCAACCTGGCATTTTTGCCGTTGGCCACAATTCCTGAATTAGAAACATGGATTGAGACTTGGGCCTTCAATGAGACGATCCACAGTCGCAGTTACACTCACATCATCCGCAATATCTATGCCAACCCCAGTCGAATTTTTGATGAACTGTTAGACATTGAAGAAATTTCTAATTGCGCCAAGGACATCAGTTATTACTATGACACATTGATCAGTGCCAGTTTAGCCTATCAATATCTTGGAGTTGGCAATCATCAAGTCAACGGTAAGGAAATCATTGTAGATCTTTACGAACTTAAGAAAAAGTTGTGGTTGGCACTAAATTCAGTGAATGCACTGGAAGGCATACGATTTTATGTGAGCTTTGCATGTAGTTGGGCATTTGCTGAACTCAAGAAGATGGAAGGCAACGCAAAAATCATCAAGTTAATCTGTCGTGACGAAAACGTTCACCTAGGTAGCACACAGACATTATTAAAATTGTTGCCTACTGATGATCCTGACTTTGCACAAATCAAAGAGGAGTGTCTGCCAGAGGTAAGTAGTATGTTTAACGCGGTTGTTCAACAAGAAAAAGATTGGGCACACTATTTGTTCAACAACGGTAGTATGATTGGTCTTAACAAACAGCTTCTGTGCGATTACATTGAGTGGATCGCACACAAGCGTATGACTGCGTTGGGCCTACCCAACAACTATCGAGGTGGCAGCAATCCATTACCATGGACTGCCAAATGGATTGCCGGGTCAGACGTACAAGTTGCCCCACAAGAAACTGAAATTACCAGCTACGTGGTTGGCGGCACAAAACAAGACGTAACAGAAACAACATTATCAGGACTAAGTTTATGAGCAATTTAACAGTTTATACCATACCAGTTTGCCCGCATTGCACAAATGCAAAAAAATTCTTACAGGCACATGAAATACCTTTTGAAGAAATCAATATTTTGGACAAAGATAGATTGGCTGAAAACACAATGATTAGAGAAAAGTATCGCACTGTTCCTCAAATATTTTTCAATGGTGAATTATTTGTGGAAGGTGGATGGTCAGGCCTAAGTAAGTTATCTCCTAGCGACATCAAAAATCAAATAGGATTAACTGATTTAGGAACCTTATGATCATTGAAACAAACAAAACATACACATTCAAACTCGTCAGCGGTGAGGAATTTGTGGCCAAAGTCACAGAAGTCCATGCAGACTACTACATGATTAGTCAACCCATCAGCACTGTTATTAGTCCACAAGGGCTCCAAATGGTGCCAAGTTTATTCTCGGCAAATCTTGACGGAGATGTGCGGCTAAATATTAGCAGTTACTCAATGGTGGCTGAGCCCAGAGAAGATGTAGCTGACAGCTATCGTCAAGCAACAACTGGCATCACAGTGCCTGCGAGAAAGCAAATTATCACAGGGTAAATGGAGAAAATATGCCAGCAGTATGTCGAGTAAATGATCAAAATAGTCATAAGCCACCTGGCCGTATACTAGGCGGAGTATCGTCTGTGATAGTCAATGGCCGCCCTATTGCTGTTGTTGGCAACAAGCTTACTCCCCATGGCAAAGGCAAACACGCAAAATCCATGGTACAAAAAGGCAGCGGCTCAGTATTTGCTGGCGGCAAAAAAGTAACCTATGTTGGGGCCACCGATGATTGCGGCGACACTCATATTACTGGCAGTGGCGACGTTTTTGTAGGTGGTTGAAGATGGCAGCATTGTCATCAGTTATGGCCACTGCTGGTGCAGGACTATTGGCCTCCCCGCCCAGCGATGTTGGTACTAGTTTTATTACTCCCATAGCCTTGGGAAATGCTGTAACAGCCTTTAATAATGTAACAATTATTGGTGACTTGCAAGCAGTGTGGGAACAGTCACTGACAATGGTGTTGGCCAATAACATGTCTTACACCACATTGATTCAACTGACACAGTTGGGATCTAACACTTTCCCAGCAGTCACAGGCACTATTCCTGCGCCCTACAAACCATCAGATTTAATTGTTCCCGGACTGATCACCAATTGGGACAGCAGTGTATTTTATAACATTGGTGATCAAGTCTATTACCAAAACAATGTTTACGTAGCCACAGCAACATCACAAAACAAAACTCCAACTACAGTAGACTTTTGGAAATTGAATTTAACATGTTATGGTATTGCTGACATCATCGATCTTGATGCCACAACTATCATGGGCAACGGTGATCAATCCAAGTTCTGTGGTACATTTATGTCAGCACAGGGATATTTGTCGCAGGCCAATGCCACCATCAACTCGGTAAAAAACAGCGATGTACTTGCACAGGATTTTGGCCCGGTCACTGGCGGCATGGACAATTTGACCACTGGTGGATTAAATCAAGTTTCCTATAATCTTCAACAACTGGCCGCAGATCTAATAAAACTAGGAAAGTTGGTTGACACAAATAAACTCACTAACCTAGGACTGCCGGGAGAACTGCTGGCACAAATTGCTAGAGTTAGTAATGGTATACTTCCATCAGTGTCACAGTTATTGTTAGACAATGGTGTCACTGCTCAACAACTTAGTAGTCTTAATCTAGGTAAAAATACACTGACTGCGGCAGCTGAGAAAGCAGCCTACAATGCCATGCTCAAGGTCACTGGATCTACTTTAGACCAAGTAAAAGCAATTTTAAAAGTGACCACCACCGGCATTACCAACATGGCACAGTTGTTGGATCCAATGATGATTATGCCCAACAGTTATAAAACTCTGTTGTGCCCAACTTCAAATGGTCTGCTACCAATTTATGTTGCCTCGGACGGCATCTATGCAGCCAACCAACTTCTAATACCAACTGTTGAAAATGTTGGAGTGCAGGCCTATTCAGGTGGTGGTGATACCAGCAGTTACTCCACATTAAAATTAATAATTCCTGCCAGCCAGGCCTTAGCAAACAAGGCGTTTGCACAAGCCCTACAGCAAGTAAAAAATATCACTGCCACAACACTGCCACAGTTGAGTACCGCTATGTTGACAGTTGAAACCAACACAGGATTAACAGCAGTCAACAGTTTAACTGTTCCAGTCCCTGCAACTGTAACGTCAGCGTATCAAGCACAATTGGGACAAGGATCAGGACCAAATGGTACCTTGGTAATCAAAGATATAATTGGCCTGGCCTACGATCCGTTGTTTGCCAGCAATCTGCAAACCCTTGCTACAAATGTTGCCAAACTAACAGTGACATCATTGG